CGCACTTGGGGCATGTGGTGTCCAAGTCTGGAATGTCCACTACTGCACCGCCACGATGCCACACATGAGGAACAGTAGCACCAGCCGCATTGCCTCGGTCAGCACCGCGACTCCAACGGCAGAAGCCACGATGATTGTTGCTACGATTGCCGCGACCTTGCTAGAACTCATCAGGGTTCTCCAGCAGACACATGCCGCCACGGTCGTTCACGATGTACTGCACGCCAGTGTCGGGGTCGGTCATCACATAGAAGCGTATCGTCTCGCCGTTGTAGGTGTGCACGGCGGTCATGCTGTCATGGGTAATGAGGTGCTCCGTCTCGGATGGCTCGGAGACCTCCTGAGAGGCCAGATTTAGGGCCTTCGTCTGCATGTGCGCCCAAACTCCCAGAGCAATGATTACGAGCGCCGAAATCAGCGCCACGGCCACTCCTGCGGCCATTCCATTCGACGGCACCGTGTCATGCCTCGGAGCTGGAACCCTTCGACCGCTCTTGTCGTAGTGCGTCACTGCCACACCCCATCATTGAGAGACTGCTGGATGGCCTTTGCGGTGCCTTCCTCTAGGTGGCCCGCCCTGTCGCTTCCTATGTCGTAGCCACGGAGCGCCAACCACCCTTGGAGCATGCAAATGGTCCCTCGCGCGATTACGCCAGTGGGATTGCTCACCCCCACCGCCTTCTGAACCACCTTCATGAGCGCGGACCCTGAGCCGTCGTAGTCATCGATGGCAACCAACGCGGGCCACAGGCCGGCGTACTCCTTGCGCTGTCCCGTCACCTTTCCGTCAACGTAGGTCCCGCACTGACGCTGCCACTCTGAAACGCTCAGAGTGCCCAAATAGCCGTCGATTTCGAGCTTTTGGGCATCCGTGCCACCTTGACCAGAATCGCCCCCTGAATACCTCAGAATGCAATCCCAGCCGTGCGAGTAGTTGTACACGGTGCGGATGTTCGTCTCGTTGCCAGTCTGGTCACCAGCCTGCCCGCCCGTGGCCCGCCCGCGTTCGTCAATGGACGCCTGCGCCAGCTTCGCGGTGGTGCCGCTGCCACTGATTACCGCAGCCGTGTGGTAGCTGTCGTTGAGCAGGATATCGCCCGCCCGCACTTGGCTCAGGCTGGTGAACGGTATGCGCTTCCAGCCGCGTGCGGTGAGGTTGCTCGACATGTTGCCCGTGTAGGTGGCGGAGCCAACGTCGAAGCCAGCCTGCTTGAGCGCCCAAATGACAAGCGACGAGCAATCGCACTCGCCGCCGTCGTAGATGTTCCACCTTTGGTTTTGGTCGTAGCCGAGGGACCAGTCTTGGCATGCCTTGCGCATGTTCTCGCAGAACTTTGCGATGCTGCCAGCCATTTATCGACCCATCGCGGAGACGTGGCTTGCACCTATGCACATGCCGATGAACAGGCCAACGGAGTTGATTGTCAGCACCGTGGCGTCCACGTTGGGCATGTTCCATGCGGGGCCTACCGCGCCAATCAGGGTCGCGGTGGCGGGGCAGAGCACCAGCCCTACCCATTTCAGGACGTCATACGCCTTTGACGGCAGGAGGTACTTCGGGACGTCGGGAAGCACGACCTCCTTCGCGGCGCTCAAGTCGTTGGTATCGTCAAGCTCTGGAATCACGAACAACCCCTCCTCGTCTGGAGTAACTTCTCTCATATGCTTGCCCCTTTTCTCCATGGCCCAATTTAATCACCGTGAGGATTGTGCGTCAAGGCATCTGCTCGCCTTGTGCCAACTCGTCAATGGTGACGTGCGGCAGTCGGTCAATCTTTGCGCGGTAGGAGTCAATCAGACCATTGAAGCCCATGGCGCTGTACCTGTCGTGCATGTCGCACCATGATGCCTGCTCTTCTGGCGTTATGCTACCGCGCGAAAAATACTTCTTTGGGTGCCTGTGGTCCGTCTTTGTCGCGACGGCCCGCATCGGCGCGCGGCAGGCGGGACGTGGATGGCTACTTGGCATCGCCCTCGCCGCCCATGTGCTTTGCGCCCTGCTTCTCCGCCACGTTGAGCAGGCGGAAGATGGGCGAGTCACCAAGTTGCGGGTTGATGGCCACGAACTGCTCCAGCAGGCTCGAAATCTCCATGATGCAGAGGTAGGTGCAGGCCACCACCAGCACGGGGCTTGAGAATCCCAGGTCCAGCCCGCCGATGATGGTGCCGTCCACGATGTCGGCCACGGCCACGAAGCCCAGCGACGTGCACTTGTGGCCGATGCCCTCGCGCATCTTCTGCGACGAGAACGTGTGGCTCACGAGCGCGTGCAGCAGCCCGAAGAGCACGTCGAGCAGGGTCAGCAGCAGCATGGCGCTGATTGCCACCTGCGCCGTGGGGTTGTCGCGGATGGGGGCCTCGAAGACCTCAATCCAGATTGGCATTGCCATTGGTTTTGTCTCCCTTGGTTAGCTCGCGGGCCTGCCGCCCACCCTACGCGTCCGCGTCGAGCATGGACTGGACCTGCGCGCGCCATAGCTCCGGCACGTCCTCGATGGTCCAGCGCCCGGCCTTGACCAGCTTGTAGTAAATCTTCGCCATCTTGGCCTCCTTAATCCTTGGCGCCCATCAGAGCCGCCACCTGCACGCCAAGCTCCGCCACGGCCTCCATGAGGTCTGCGGTGCCGGACGCGTTGTCGCTCACCGTGCCGCCGAGGTCCGCGAGCGCGAGCGTCGCGTCGTCGGCAGCCACCTGCGCCGACAGGGCCGCGGCCCTGCCATCCAGCGCCAGCTCGCGGGTGCCGCGCTCCGCCAGCTCGGCACCGTCCCAGAGCTCGTCGAAGCGGGCGTCTATCTCCGCGTCCGTCATATCGGTCATGACGTGGACTCGGTCGGCCTCCCAGGTGGCGTAGGTGCCACCCTCGTCGCTGGACTGGCCCTTGGTGATGTTCCTGCTCAGCCACACGTCATCGGGCGTGGCCTTGCGGCCCCCGCGCATGATGGGCAGTATTTCGGTCGTGCAAACGTCGTGAAACATAGTCCCTGTCGCTTTCTGACACGGCCCTGTTTGCCGCGCCTTGAAGTGTTTTGGTGCTACCCCCGGCTGCGACCAGTCGCAGAGAGGCGCGAGCCGATGAGCCACCAGGTGCTGCCGAGGCCGGAGTACGCGCGCACGCAGCAGAGGCCAGCGTCGGCACCGTAGGGCAGGCCGCCAAGAGCCAGCCACCCGCGGTTGCCCGCGATACTCTCCTTATTAGTACAGCTGCCGTCGCAGAGGCCGGTGGAGGTGCCGCCGCCGGACGTGGAGCCGAAGATGAGCCCCTCGTCGGTGGCGTCGGGCGCAAGCGCGTAGTGCCATCCGACGGCCGAGTCGGAGGGGAGCGTCTTTGCGCACCTGACGTAGTCCGGCGTGACCGACCTTGCCTCCTTCCTCGAGTCGTGGCAGACGTAGGGGCGCCAGCCCGTGCCGCCGTCGCTGGACACGATAACGTCCCCAACCACTTCCGTCATGCCGTGGCCGAACTCGATGCCTTGCAGCACGCAGGGGTACTTGCCGCCGCTGCCCAGCACGCCGTCACCCTCTACCGCGTCGCAGCAGCCGCTGAACCAGGGCTTGGTGAAGACCTCCATGCCGGTCGTGGGACTGACGGTGGCGCCGTCGAGGTAGACCGCGCTGTTCTCCGAGTCGTACGTGCCTATGGACTTGATGCGGTGGTCCTGTGGGGCATTCTGGTCCGTGCCGACGAGGACGGAGCTTCCAACCACGAGGTTGGCCGCGTTCTCCTTTGAGATGATGACGCGGGACGCGTTGGACTCGGCCACGGTGACGGGGTAGCTTGGGCTGTACCCGCTGCACTGCGGGAAGTACGCCTGGGAGTTCTTGGTCGCGTACTTGAGCCAGAACATGACCTTGAGGTACCAGTCGTCGGCCACCGAGCGGCCGGAGTAGCCCGTGGTCGCGGTGGCCATGATGGAGATGAGCCCGTCGTGGGAGACCGCCGTGCTGGCCGCGCCGCTCGCGTTGGTCGCGGAGTTGGTCCACGGTTGCAAGCCGGAGCGCGATGCCGCGTGACCGGCGCCCGAGCCGCCCGACTCGACGTAGCCGAGCGGGTACTTGGCGTAGAGCATGTACGGCCGCGCCGTGCCGTCCGGCAGGGTCGCATGCGGCTGCAGCTCGTAGCCGGGGTGCCACGTGTCTGAGACCCAAATCTCCATCGTGTCGGCGTTGGTGACGTACTTGACGTAGAGCACGGGGGCCAGCACCCACACGTCCGCGTCAGTGCGGGAGAAGGCCTCGCCGCCGCGAATGGCAGTGACATGCGGCGTGCCGTCAGGGTCGACGTAGCCGTTGGCCTCCGCGAAGAAGAAGGGGCCGACGCCCCTGTAGGGGTCGATGCCGGCGACCGAGCCCACGGAGAGGGTCGGGACCTCCATGCCGGCGTTGGCGCCGAGCTTGGTGAGGGTGGTCGATGCCGTGAGCGGGATGCTGACGCCGTACTCGCGCCCGTCACGCACCGTGGAGAGCCACGCCCTGACGGACGCGTTGTCGTAGCATCCAGCCGACGCGTCCCACGTGGGGGTGGACGGCACGCCGCCAGCGGCCTCCTGTGCCGCAGCGATGCGACCGAGCTTGCCCTCGATGCCGGAAAGGCTCGCGTTGAGCGATGCGGTCAGCTCTTCGGCCTTGTCGTTCGTGAAGATGGGAGATGTCGCAGTAGCCATTCGTCCTCCTTAGTCGATTACCTGGAACAGCGCATAGCCGTCCCCGTAGGCCCCGAGCGAGAACAGTCCATGCATCGCGGCCTCGGCCGCCCTCTTGGCGGACTCGGCGGCATCGTTGGCGCTGCCTGCCGCCGTGTTGGCCGCGCTCGCCGCGCTCGTGGCTGAGGAGGCAG